CATTGTCTACGGGTGGTAAGATTATTCTTATTTCCACACCAAATGGTTTTGACCCAATTTATTACGGTGTGTATGACCAAGCCATTAGGGGTGTTAATGATTTTCATATAACTGACTTAAGATGGTTTAAAGACCCGAGATACACAAAAGATTTAAGATGGGTTAAGTGTAGTGATATCGTTCATTATATGTTAAATAGAGAACAATATGATGATGACGAAGTTGTCATGACCGACTTTGAAATTGAAAATTACAAACAATATGAAGAAGAGGGTTATAAACCTTTATCTGATTGGTTTGAGAGAATGTCTAAAAAATTCAAATTTGATAGACGAAAAATTGCTCAAGAATTAGAATGTGACTTTCTCGGTTCGGGTGATGGTGTTATTCCTTCGGAGGTCCAAGATAATATTGAAAAAAATATGTTGAGGGACCCGAAAGAAAAGTACATGCAAGGTACTTTTTGGCAATGGAAAGAACCTGTACAAGGTCATAAATACATAATGGGTGTTGATGTTAGTAGAGGTGATAGTGAGGATTTTTCATCAATAAACATTATTGATTTTGATGAAAGAGAACAAGTTGCAGAATATATCGGTAAAATACCACCTGATCTATTGCTTATAAATGGGGCGTTCTTTACGAAGCGTTTATTGTTGTTGATATTACTGGTGGGATGGGTGTTGCGACATCTAGAAAACTACAAGAATTGAACTATAAAAATCTATACATTGATGGTATTAACACAAAGAATATTTGGGAATATAATTCTAAATCAATGGAAAAAATTCCAGGTATTAACTTCAATAATAAAAGAACTCAAATTGTAGCGGCATTTGAAGAGCAATTGAGAAAAGGGTTTCAAGTTAGGTCAGCAAGATTAATGAACGAATTGAACACGTTTGTTTACATCAACGGTAGACCAGACCACATGAAAGGGGCTCACGATGATGCTATCATGAGTATGTCTATGGCACTATATGTTGGTGATATTTCTTTTGCTCAACTAAGTAAAAATGAAAATGCAAATAAGGCGATGTTAGAATCGTGGACAATATCTGAGAGGACATATGAACCAAATAAATCATTTTATTCATATGGAACATCATTTGACCAAATTGGTTCAATGTCATCGGATGGTAATCCTATTTTTCAACAAAACAATAATGCAACAAAAGAACAATATAAACAATATTCTTGGTTATTTGGTAAACAACGTTAATCGTTTATTTTAAACTAATTTTTATTTATATTCTTTTTAACTATTTATATATATGGCTGATAATTTAACAGTATTTCAAAGATTAACAAAAATATTTGGTTTTCCCGGTAAAGTAACTCCTGAAGAAGCACCATCTTTTAAATTCGATAAAGAAGAAATTTTAAAAACGAGTAGTAGAGAAGAATATGAAAAGGCGATGTTGCAGGCACAACAAACTCAATACATCGCTGATAAATTTTCTAAACTTGACCAATCACTATATAACCAATCTGTTTATTATGAACCAAACAGATTATCAATGTATTATGATGTTGAGTCGATGGAGTTCACCCCTGAAATTTCAGCCGCTTTGGATATATACGCTGAAGAATCTACAACATTATCTGAAAAGGGAAACTTGTTAACAATTTTTTCGGAATCCGATAGAATTAAATCAACATTAGAAGATTTATTTGTAAACAGATTGGATTTAAACACTAATTTACAAATGTGGGCTAGAGGTATGTGTAAATATGGTGACAATTTTGTTTATTTAAAAGTCGACCCACAAAAGGGTATTGTTGGGTGTCAACAATTACCTAACATTGAAATAACAAGATTAGAAGGTAAAGAAAGTAAAACCCCTAACCAAATGGATGTTATGCAGATGCCAAGTAGGGAACTTAGATTTCAATGGACAAATAAAGATATGGAATTTCAATCTTGGGAAATTGCACATTTTAGATTATTAGGTGACGATAGAAAACTTCCATATGGTACCAGTATGTTAGATAAAATTAGGAGAATATGGAAACAACTGTTATTAGCTGAAGATGCAATGTTAATTTATAGAACAACAAGGGCACCCGAAAGAAGAGTCTTTAAGGTTTTTGTTGGTAACATGGACGACAAAGATATTGAACCATATGTGCAAAGAGTTGCGAATAAATTTAAAAGGGACCAAGTTGTTGATTCAAGAAATGGTCAAGTTGATATGAGGTATAATCAAATGGCGGTAGACCAAGATTATTTTATTCCTGTTCGTGACCCGGCTCAAACAAATCCAATTGAAACATTACCTGGTGCTCAAAATTTGGGAGAAATTGCGGATATTGAATATATTCAGAAAAAAATGTTAGCTGCACTAAGAATACCAAAAGCCTTTTTGGGTTTTGAAGAAGTTGTTGGTGATGGTAAAACATTAGCACTAATGGACATTAGGTTCGCAAGAACAATTAATAGAATTCAAAAATCTTTAATACATGAGTTAAATAAAATCGCTTTAATTCATTTGTATTTAGTTGGATTAGAAGATGAATTAAATAATTTTTCATTATCTCTAACAAACCCATCCGCTCAGTCAGATTTATTAAGAATTGAACAATGGAAAGAAAAAATTTTATTATATAAAGACGCCACTTCCGACCAATCTCAAATAGGTATATTACCCGTTTCACATACATGGGCAAAAAAGAACATCTTGGGTATGAGTGATAGTGAAGTTGTTTTAGATTTACAACAACAAAGATTAGAAAGGGCGATTGGTTTTGAATTAACTAATACTCAAATGGTAATAAAACGTTCGGGTGTTTTTGATGAGGTCGATTCCAAATATGGTATTCCCGAAAATGAAAGGGAAGCTGCACAATCACCAGAAGGTGCTGAAGCGGGTGGGGGTATGGATATGGGAGCACCGCCAACACCACCTTCAGCACCCTCACCACCGGCCGGTGGTGAGGCTCCTCTAAGTGAAAATAAAAAAATTAGATTAACAAATTTTTTAGGTGAATCTAACAATTTAGAAGATTTATTTGATATTAATAAAGCACAACAGAATATTTATGAAATAGAAAATAAATTAAACGATATACTAAACCAATAATCAAATGACAAATTTTGGAGAATTTAAATTAAAAATGTTAACCAAGTTAACTGATTTATATACATCAAAAAATAAAGTGGAATTAAAAAATACCATAAAATCAATCACATCAAATAAAACATTATCCGAAATGTATACTTTCTATGAAAACATAGAAAATTTAAACATCACATCAAAAGATAAGGCCAAATTATATGTGGAATCAATTGAACCTATTTTAATTGAAAAAATGAAAACCGTGAAAAAAGATTTGAAGAATTTTACTAAAGAATTAAAAGATATTGAGTCTGAAAAAAATTCTTTGTATGAAAATTTAGATATTCTTTCAGAAGAAACCACAATACACAATATATCCAAAAAAATAGATGCTAGAGAAAATTTAATTGAACACTTACTAAAAGAAAAAAAACAAGACGAAAACCCAAGTGAAATTCAAATAGAAAATCACTCACTGTTAAATGCTGTGTTGGTTAACAATTTTAATATAAAATATTCAGATTTTTTAAGTGAGGAACAAAAAGAAACATTTAATAAAATTGTTTCGATGCCCAACGATGAATTAATAAAAGAAACAAAAAACCTTAAAAAGGAATTATCCAGTAAAATTGACTCTTTGATTAAAGAATCGAGCGAGGATACGTTAAAAGATAAATTAAAAAATGTGATGTCAGAAATAAATAAATCTGACACCACAAAATTTGACTATTATAAACTTATTGAATTGAAGAACGGGTTACTATGACCTATCTTCTTTGCTTTTAATTTTTTGTTTATAAATTGCTTTAAGTAATTCATCTCTTCTGGCGATAGATGGTTTTACAAATTCCTCTCTATCCCTTAATTGCTCGTTTTGTCTTGTTTTTTGAACCCTGTATTTATATTTTTTTAGCGCGGGTTCTATTCCTTTTTCTTTGCTTACATTAATTTTTATCATAACTTTTTTTTTAAAATATACGAAAAAAATTTTAAATTATTAACATTATTTCATATATTTTATATACACCATAAAAATATTATATATGATAAATAATAATGAAAAAAGGAAAATTTATAGTAATTGGTTCACATGAGAATGTGAAAATAGGATATGGGACTGTAGATTATAAAAATTTAAAAACAATTTATATTCAGTTAAATTCTTGGATACAACCAACATTAGATGAACAAGATTTTGATAAATTAATTTATAAAAGTAGAAAAAGAATAAAAGATAAAATTTATTTACTTAATTCTGAATTTTTCAAACCACAGTGTATTGTTGATTTAGATATAAAAACAAATGGAATCAAATTAAATAAAAGGTCTTTTATGGATTTAGAAATAACTCTTTATGTTAATAAACATTTTGATGTTAGGTCAAAAGAAATAAAAAATTACATTTCAAACTTATCAAAAGACATAATCGAAACAGTACTTGTTGACAAAACTTTTTATAATTTCTTCGATAAAAAGAATTAATCTTTTTCCGAAGTATTTATTATAAAAAGTTTAATGAAGATATTGGGTCCTAATGATACCGGTAGAGGTATTCTTTTAGAATACGATGCTGGATATATTTCGCACGAAGAAAATAAGAAAATAATTTCTGAAATGAGAGAAATGGATTTCTCTCAAGATATTATATTGTTTGCTGTTTTACAAAAATATGATACACCAAACAAAAATGGTAGAATATATCCAGAACTTTTATTAAAAAGAGAAAACGAAAAATATCAAACTTTAATTAAAAAGGGTGGTATGGGTATCGTAAGTACAAAGGGAGACCAAGCGGCAATGTTAATTATGAATGGAGCAACACTTGGTATATCATCAAGAGGTGTTGGTTCATTAAAAAATGTAAAGGGACAAAATATCGTTCAAGATGATTTTGAATTAGTTTGTTTTGATTTAGTATCATCCCCAAGCACTCCAGGTGCGTATGTTTTCTCAGATATAAATGACAGAGAGCAGTATCAAGAGTCATTGGATGAAAAACCAAAAGACGTTGATAAAATGAAAAATCTTATGTCAAGATTGGATAGTTTTTTATCAAAATAAGTTTTTTTACGTTTTTAATAACGTAACATAATATTTTTTAATAAAAACGATATATTTATTATAAAACTATATTCATAAAATGAGCAACAAATCAATTTTAGAACAAGCGTTACTTCAAGTACAGACACTTGAAGAAGCAGTAAAAGCGAACGCAAAAGGTATACTGGCTTCTACAATGAAACAGGAACTGAACGATTTGCTAAAAGAATCATTGGAAGAAGAGAAAGAGGTTGACGAACAACCCGATTCTGAAGAGGATACAGATGATGTACCAGTAGAAACTGGCGATGAAGAAAATCCAGATAATGAAGATGATGAACCATCAAAAGATATCGATTCATTAGATACCGATGATGACATGGCTCCAACTATGGACGACATGGACACCGATGATGACATGGCTCCAACTATGGACGACATGGACACCGATGGTGACATGACCCCAACTATGGACGGCATGGACACCGATGATGATGTATTAGATATGACCGGTGCGGATGAAGACGAAATTTTAAAAGTTTTCAAAGCAATGGG